TGACCTCGGTCTGCATCGATTTTAGGTTGTTGGTGACCTGGTTCAGGACACCAGTAGACGCCTTGAACGTGTTACGAAGCTCAGCGAACGTGCCACCGATGTTCTTCACGAAGCTACGAATCGAAATATAAAGCGCCGTGAGGAAGCCGGTGTTGATCACAGCGAGGGTGTTAGACAGGCCCTCGCCCGGGTTGTCGCCAATGCTTGCGATGGCGTTCTTAATCGCTCCGAAGGCTGCGGAAATGCTGTTAGCAACCCCTCCGAAGAATCCGCCCAGAGCCTTGAAGAAGTTGACTACCCCAGAGAACTTGTCCTTGACTCCACTGGCGACGTCGGCACTCTCATCGAATGCCGTATTGACCTTGTCGAGACCGGCAGAAGCCGCATCAGCGCCCTCACTGAACCCGTCAAATATGCCACCAAATCCGAGACCTGTAAGGGCGTTACGAATGGCACCAGCCATACCGGCAAAGGCCACAGCAACGATATCGACGATCCCGTGAACCTCATCGAAGCTCGTCCTGACCGATTCCAAGAACCCGTCGAGCCCGCTGGCAATGAACGCCTGCACAGCGGCAGCCAACCTGAAGAACAGGCTGACCATCGGGGACAGGAATACCAGAGCAACGTTGAACTTGTCGAAGAAGGCGTCGATCTTCCCACCCTCAACCAGCCACTTCTCCAGTGCGACCAGAAGGTCGCCGAAGTTGCCAGTAAGAGTAAGAACAGATCCGTTTCCATCACCGCTGAAGGCGTCAAACAAGTGGAAGAACGCCTTGGCGATACCGGTGATGATCGCAACGCCGATCTTCAGAACAGCGAAGAGGCCCGCGAAGGTCCTCTTGATGTTGTCCTGAGTCTTAGCCGAGACCGTCAAACCAGAGGTGAAGTTGTGCAAGGCCACGGTCAGGTTGTAGAGATCCTGACCAGTTCTTGCTGGGAAGATCTCCCGGAAAGCAGCCTTGATCGGCTTCAGAACATTCAGAACAGCGTGGAACGCCTCCGAGATCGACTTGATCAGGAGAGTACGACCGCCAAGTGCCTTCCAGTCACCGAGCACCTTGTTGCGTGCGTCAGCGGAGCTCTGGATGAATGCGCCAAGAGTATCGTTCACAGCAGTGAACAGCGTCTTGGCCTCACCGAAGTCACCAAGAATGATCTGCCAGGACTTCGCCCAGCCAGAACCAGCCGCTTCCTTAAGCGTGTCCTTCAGCTGAGTGAAGGTCTTGACCTTGGTAGCAGCATCCTGGGCCGTCTTGGCCAGTCGCTGAATCTTCGTGACCTGCTTATCGGTGTATCCCATGGACTTGAGCTGAGCGTCCGTAAGATCCCCGGTAAACTGAGACAGAGTCTCGGTCAGAACCTTGGAGGTGAGCCAGCCTTCCTGGAGAGACTCCCGGAAACTGCCGTTCTTCTTGATCATGGCGTCTACAGCAATACCATGCTCACGTGCAGTTCGCTTCAGAGCCTCCTGGAAGACCTTTCCACCGAATCCAGCATTCTGGACCGAGTTCCAGTCGATCAGCTTGACTGTGCCAGTCGAGATAGCCTGGGACAGCTGGTACATACCGTTGGCGGCCTGCTCGGCGCTTGAGCCGGACAGCGCAGCCAGGTTGGCGATACCCTTGATGGCAGCAGATGAGGTCTTCAGCTTGACACCGGCAGCCGTGAAGGTACCGATGTTCTTAGCCATCTGGCTGAAGTTGTAGATCGTCTTGTCAGAGTAGGTATTCAGCTCTTGAAGAACGCCGTTTACCTTGTCCAGACCCTTTTGCCCCCGGAGCCCGGTGTTGGCAAGGATGGTCTGAACCGAGTTCAGGGTGGTTTCGTACTCTGCTAGACCAGCCTTGATGGGGTTGGTTAGCCCGCCTACGACTTTCTTCCCCATATCGACCGCAGCGTTGGTGATCCTGGAGATCACCGTTGCCGCGACAGCCGCCATTCCAAGCCACGCCTTGCTAACGCCGTCAATGGCGCTAGTCATCGGGTGGAGGTTGAACCTATCGGCCGATCGCTGAACCTCAGAGAGGCCATTCTTCGCGTTGTCGAACGTCAGCATCCTCTTGAGCTTGTCAAGAGTAGACATCGTCTCGGCGGCGCCCCGCTCGAACTGAGCATTGTCAAACTTCGCAGTTACTACCCTGCTGTCTACACTGCTCATGGTGCGGTCACCGCCTTCCACGCCTCGTCTGCGAATCGGTCAAATATGCCCCTCAGTGCGGGGTTAATGTAGTCACGTCCCTCCACGTATCCCCCAGTGCCGGTGCCGTGACCGTACTGGAGGAGAATGGCGATCGGTCGTCCTGCCACGATGTGGGTATTGCTCCAGATGATGGAATATGAAGTCTTGTCCTGGAGGATCTCGTAAGTCCACGAATTAGCGGTCTCTCCGCTGTCTACGGGAGTAGACGCAGACAGTGCAGCGACACCTTCCGAGCCAAAGCGCTCTAGTGTTGCGTAGTTGTCGTGATTTAGAGCTCGCTTGAGGAAACGCTCCATGTTGTCGGTGGAGCCACTAGACGTAAACCCGATCAAGGCTCCTCCCTCCGGAGCTAAGGCAATAGATCGAACAGGCCGTTAACGCTGGACGGCCGAAGCCGAGTGTCTGGAAGTGCTGCGTACACACCAGTGATGGCGGTCTGAGTCAGATCACCCTCGCCTGGAACAAGCGAAGCGAGACCATCGGCTTCGTCTGGGATGATTCGCTTAGGACCGAAGAAGGTGGTGATGAATATAAGTTCATCAACCGGTGGAAGACGTGCTGTACCCGGGCTAGTGGTCGTACTCGGCAGTTCCTCGCCAATATCCCAAGGATAACCACCATCGATCAGACCGCGCTCAGAGTCTTCGACGTAACCGCCGTCGTAAATGATCGAACCTTCGGTGGTCTCCGATCCGTACAGAATGTCCTCGATCACTGCCAAAATATCCGCCGGGAGAAAACGCGAGTCCAGAATAAAATGTGCTGTCGGCCTGAAGCCAGGCACAGGTTCTGGAACCGCGTACAACTCCCAAGAGAAATCCTTCAGCGTGGTGGTCTCAGCAATTGTCTGTGATGTGGAGGAAGACGGAACAGCCGTCAAATTGTACAAGATATGGATCTTGTAGCCGAAATCCGTCCCCTCCAAATCGTTTCCGACCATAGTTCTGTACGAAAGACCGAACAACTTAGGTCTTTGATCGCCTACAGACAAGCCATCGCCTAGCTGGATGATACCTTCGTACTCTAGGAACTCATCCGGGTAGGTGAATGCGGTCAAACTTGCCGCAAAATCACCTACCATAGCCTCGTCTAGGTACTTCACTCCATCGAAATACTTGGGCTCAGTCTTAACATCGTCCAATGTTTCGTCGATGGCCGTGAGCCCATTCCAAGCCACTCCAGTGCTGTCTTCCTTGTAGAAGACGCCACGATCCAATCCCGCCTCATAGAGACGCTGGCCTAGTTTGTCCCAAACAAGCGTTGCCACGGCGTCTCCTTTCCGGGCTAGAGCGTGATGATGAAGTTCATCGCCATGTACGGCTGGAGGTTGTTGTGTGCTGCGCCGCCACCATCTGCTGCGATGTTGTGAGAGTGGTCATTTGACGCGCCACCAATGGAGTGATCGTGACCGCCTGCTCCGCCAGTATTCTCAGAACCGAGTCCACCCTTACGAACAAGCGTGCCACCACTGTTTAGAACAGCAGCGCCATCCGACATTGCGATCGAGTGAAGGTGATCGCCGACAGCAGAAGAATCGTGGTTGTGATCTGCGGAATGGCCACCAGTTTCGTTGGTGTGATCGTGAGATGCGAGTTCTGCGGTGGTAAGAGTGTGTGTCTTCGCACCACCAGTCTTTCCGAGGACGTTGAACTCGGTTTGAGAGGCGTCAAGACCAACAGCGACCTTGCCCTTGCGGTTCGGAACTCGGAACTGCGAGGAAGTCTCTCCACCAGTGTTGTACTGAGTCCCATACACTGCGAACAGTGCTGCATAGATCCCGGTCCTCGGGTAAATCGAACCGTCAGCAAGAACGTGGTAGTCGGGAGCAGTAGCGCCGCCATACTCCTTGATGATGCCGGCGGGCTCGCTGGTCATTGGAATCCACGTGCTGCTGGCCAGGTCGTATCGATCGATACGGTTGGTGGTGGTGTTCAGGATCAGACGCCCATTCCAGAGGTCGTCACCTGTCAAGTTGTTTCGCTGAGTCTGAGTAAGAGGAACTACCTGGTTCCTGAACTCCGGGGCAAGCCCGTTTGCTTCTCTTACCTCCGGGGGGAACAAGAAGTTCTCATCCACCGCCGGATACCGGTCGTAAGGCATTATTCCTCCAGTGTGTAAAGTCCGGCGAATGACGTTGGCATCAGGCGGGTGTCTGGCAACGTACGATGAATACCAGGTCTCGAGGTGGTGTAGAGATCACCCTCGCCTGCGATAAGATCGGCCAGACCACTGATCGTGTCTGGAACGACGACCAAATGGTCGCCAACGACTACGATGTCAACTAGCTCATCAAACGTCGGCATTCGAGGGTCGCTTGTCTCTGATCCGTACAGAATCGACTCGATGATCGCCATGGAGGTCGGATCAGTCGTTGTCGAATCAAACACGAAGTGCGAAGACGGGCGATGGGTCTCGCTTAGCGGAGGAACCGCGTCGATCGTCCAAGAGAAGGTCTCGACTACAACGTCTTGTCCTATGCTGGCATACCCACGGCTCTTCGGACTTGCCAGAGCGTTGTAGACCAAATGAAGCTTGTATCCGATGTGCGCCTCGATAAGAGTTCGGTAGCTAAGACCGAATCTCACACGAGGCTGCCTCGTAATGATGAAGCCCGGCGTCATAGGTTTGTTTCCAATGAACTCTTGGAATTCCTCAGGAGCCGAGTAAGCGACAAGTGTCGCTTGATAGTTCGAGGGACTGACGAAGTCAAGGTACTTGATTCCGTCAAAGTGAAGAGGGGTCACGTCAGCGCCAGTCGCGCCCTCTTCAACACTAACTAGTCCGTTCCATACAACGCCGCGAGAAGTTGGAGGGTAAAGGACCCCATGATCGACGCCTGTTTCGTATCTTTGCTGGCCTTCGCCCCAAACAAGCCTTGTCATGCGGTCCTCCCTTCTATCCGTTGGTGTTGTACTTCCTTCGACGCTCCTCGTTCAGCTGACGCTGTCGTGCAAGCTGTTCGCTCTTGCTCATGGGCTTCGGCTTCGCGTTCTTGAGGTCGAAGACACGAATCAGAGTGAACAGTCGGTTCAAATGCCAGTATTGAGCCTCCCAAGGGATCTGCATCGAGCTCATCCAGTAATAGACGATCTCTGCAGTTACAGTTTCACTACTTTGGGTCTTTATCTTGTCATCACTGAACCAAGTAGCCGACTGCTTAGACTCGATGTAGGCATTGATCTCATCTACGTTACTTGTAGAGAGTTTCTGGAAAACCTCCGGAGGAACATCAGGGGTGAGAGTCATGCATTCGATGTAGAACATAGCCTCTTCTGTGGATTTGCGATCTGCGTCCAAGAAGGGCTTTGCGAATTTTGACTCCCATTTTGACATCGAGGCCAGAGAGTGCTCTAGCTCAAGCGGAAAGAGTTCGTAGACGAACTTATTGTCTGCGTCTACGCTCTCTGACAGCACAACATTGATTTTGAGCACTCTCTGGCCTCCAGTCATCTACTAGTAGTCGAACGTCCAGTCGTCGTCGCCCGTGACTGCGTAGCCAGAGGTCGGGACAGCCTGCACGTTGGCGGTCTGGCCGACAGTCAGCGCGGGCTGAGCGCCCGGCGTCTTGTTGACACCATTGACCTGCCACTGCACACCGGTGACGGAGGGCAGGGTGACGACGTGGGTGCTCGAGTTGTAGGTCGGAGCGTTGGCCCCGGTCAGTCGAACATCGGTAGTCGTCCCCTCGAACAGCGCCAGCACCTCAGCGGGCGACGGCATCCGGGGGTCGGTCGACTCGTCGCCGTACAGGATGGCGAGGAGCTCGTCCAGAGCAGCCGCATCCGACGTCGTCGAATCGATCGTGATGTGAGCGGTCGGCTTGTAGTCCGTACCGGCGATGGTGCCGACATAGGTCGGCGTGGTCGAGAACTCCCAGCTGAAGGCCGTGGCCTCGGGGGAGTCGTTGACCGTGGTGCGAGCCTTCTCGGACGGAGCAGCCTGCGCGCCGTAGACAAGGTGCACCTTGAAGCCAGCGTCGGTGCCCGCGACGTCGTTGCCGACCAGCGTACGGTACGAGAAGCCGAACGGCTTCCGACCCTGCTGACCGACAGAAACGCCGACGGACGGAGCCGCCGAGCCGTCGTTCTGCTCGAACTCCAGCGGGTAGGTGAACGCCTCGATGGTGCCACCGAACTCCTCGGCCGACACCAGGTTGACGTACACCTGGTTGTCAGCGTACTGCTTGTTGGACTCGGCACCGGAAGGCGACTCCGTGACGGTCGTCAGACCATTCCAGGCGACACCGTCCTCGTAGGCACCAGTGCCCTGGTTGATCTGGTAGAGGACCCCATGATCGACGCCGGTCTCGTAGACCTTTTCGCCAGTCTGGTCCCATGCAAGTGCTGTCATGGTTGTTTAGCTCCTAAAGAAGAGGTTGAAGACGTCGTGGTTGAGAAGGTCTGCCGTGTAGTGCCTGTCGAAGGTACATAACGGCAAGGCGGCGATCTTGTCGGGAATCGGACTGTCCGGGTCTCGATCGATCACCATGACCTGGTACCGCTTCACATAGCGATAAGGTCTGTTGCCTGCGAACTCTGTGTTTGCACTATCCAGCTTGTAGATGATGCAAGGGTATTCCAGTTGAATGTTCTCAGGAGGCTGAAAATATACGTTCTCGCTCCCTAGAAGAGACTCAAGCAGGGTCTGCAATTGGACGCGGTCCATTGTAAACCTCCCCTAGTCTCAAAAGGAGGCGGGGGCTTTGCACTTCAACCGTCGAAACGGTCCACAAAGCCCCCGCCCACTCCACATAGCGGATGGCAAAGATGTTTTCGTTCGCGAAGGCATCTGCAACAATGCTAATAGCATTGCCGACGGACAGATCATTGGGAAGATTCTCTCCAGGTAGAGACTTACTGGTGGCTGTGACTACATCACCGAAATATGACTGCTCGGTGATCACATCCTCGTAAACTCCAGGAGCGGTCTTCGTGTTATGTCCGTAACCAACGCGCCCGAAGAACCTTGCCATTATGACAGAGCTCTATCAGGCGCTAGGCCGGGTGAAGCTCCACTGGTCCTCTTCCCCGGTGGAGAAGTGGTGAGTGGCGTCGGTCTCGGCCCGAACGTTCAGCGTCGCACCGGCAGCCAGAGCACTCTGAGCACCAGCAGTCAGCGTCGCGTCCGTGTCGTCGTTCTTGTAGGTCACGCCGGTCTGGGTCGGGATGGTGACGACACCAGTCGACTCAACGAACGTCGGCGAGGTCGGAACGATCTCCACCGAAGCGGCCTCGGTCGAGTACACGACCATGGCGGACTTGACCTTGGTGAGGGCGCCGGAGAGGCGCGTCTCGATCAGGTACTTGTACTGGTTGTAGTCGATGTCGAAGTCGTCGAAGAACGCGACCTGACCACCCTTGTCGGCGCCCAGGGCGTAGTCCGACAGGTTGACCATGATGCCCAGCACGCCCGGCTCGTCCTCCATGACCTCTACGGCCACGACCGAGGAGACGCGCATGGCCGAGGCCAGCTCCTGCTCGGTGTTGTAGAGACGACGCTGGAAGCCATCCTTGGCCAGCAGCATCCGGGTGAGGGTCTCCTCCGTGGTGAAGAAGGTCGGCGAGCCGGAGCCCTTGTAGTACCGCCGCGCCAGGAGGAGCTGCTCCACGACCTCGTTGTAGCTGGAGGAAGCGTCGCCGATGTTCACGTACACGGAGCTCACATACAGCTCGTGGTCGTGGAGGATGGACCGGATGCCGACACCGTCCTGCGAACCGGCCGGGTCCTTGATCTTGTCCTCGTCGTCCACCGCACGGCCATCACCGATGAGGAGCGCACGCGCGATCTCCTCCTCGAGCATGAACCGCATCTCTTCCTTGAGCCACGCGACGATGTCGAAGTCCGTGATGTCGATGATGTCGTCA